CTGCTATTGCGGCAAGAACAAAATCTGGCATAGGGGTCCTGTAGCTGCACGAGGTAGTCCTAATGTATTTATAGGGGGCTTAGCAGGAAGAGGAAAACCTGTTCATCGAGATGGTGATTCTATTTCATGTGGAGATGCAGCGGATAATGGAGCAACTACTGTTTTGTGTAATGAAGGAGTACTGGATTACGATGATCAGGAGACTAGAGGATATGTAGTTGATAAAACTCAACCTGATTTTGGTGCTGAGTTAGTATTCAAATATAAGTATAAAGTAGGGAGTCAGGCAACATCACCAGGGCAGCCTAGACGCTTTTACCAAAAATTTATATCAGGAACCTTTGCAAGCTTGGACTTTGCCGCTCATACAAATATAAAAAGAGAACTGGTAGGAGCACCAGAAGATCCATTAAATTATCCTAACTATCCTAAAGATCATCCTCTAGTTAAAAATAATACAGTCCTTCCTGGAGCACAGCTACCCGAAGGAGCACCGTCTAAACTAAGTGAACCTATCCCTATTATTAGTAAAAGTATGCCTCAGAGCGTGATAAAGGGTGGCCCAGGATTACCTAAGGGATTATCCTGGAAGAGAAAGGGAAACCTCTATACAGGAGTGGAAGGGACACTGACTGACGTACCTTGTTATATGACTGTCGTACAGAACCGCCAATATAAAGTGACGCTTACCAGCATATTCCAAGGAGAGCAGATGATAGAAGTGCCTCCGAAGTCGGGAAACTGGGTTAAAGGACCAGACACGATTTGGGAAGGATTTACATACACGATGGGGGAAGGTGACAATCCACCCCTTACTTTAAGGTTCGAAGGTGAATATACTAGTGGAGGGGCAGGTAGGCAATATGATAACAAGAACTGCCGCATCTAAACACAAAAATAAATAAAAAATTAAATACTCATAGGTGGGTATATAAATATAAATGTAGGGACATCTTATGTCTTTGTCCTGATAACACATTAAAAAGGAAAATATAATGTCAAAATATCTTGAAGTTAATGAAGATTTTGTGAAGTCTCTTATGAAGCAGGCTGCATGGGATAAGGTTAAGGTTGTGGTTGAACAAGAAGCTGAAGAGCCAGTGGAAGAGGATGCTACTATTGAGGAGCATACTTGCCCGCTCTGTGAATCTACCTTGGAAGAGGAGATTTCTGATGAAGCACTCCTTGAGCATCTGGATAAGATAAGTAATCTCCTATCTGAAGACTCTTTAGATGAAGAGGAAGGGGTTGAGGTCGAGGAAGAGGTCGAAGAGGTAGAGGAAGACTTAGAAGACCTTTCTCCCCGCGAGTCTCGCTTGCTTCAAAAGATCAAGGAATTGAAGGAAAAGAAGTGGACGGGTGCAAAGAAGGGCGATAAGCCAGCCAAGGGTAAGAAGGGCAGAGATTTTGAAGGAGACGATGACGATGACGATGACGATAATGGAGACCCGAGAGCATTTGGTGGAAAGAAGGGCGACAAGTCCAAGACTAAGAAGGGCAAAGATTTCGCTAAAAAGGCTTGAGCCTAGTCATGGATGATATCTCAGTTGGGGATTTCGCAGCACAGCTAATGAGAGCAGAGGAGATGGGCGAACAGCCTACTCCTACTTCTCCTACTTTCAATCCTGTACAGTCTAACTATTCACCGAATGTATTAGATCAGGTAGATATTTCTAAGGTTGAGGTTCCTTCTAATTTTATAGACACTATATTAGAGGCTAATAAATTACCAGAAGAAGAGCATGAAGTCTCTGTAATAGAGGAAGATAGGGTTGAAGTAGCTGAAGAGAACCCCGTTGCTGGACAAGCAATTGACATTATAATTGAAGGTTTGGGAAAAATGTTGGACACAGTAAAAGAGACTTTGAATGAAGTGAAAAAATTTGTGAATGAGCATTCCCTGGTTACTGAGATTACCACGGTAGGGGGTATTGGAGTTAATATGGCACCTAAAAAGAAAAAGAAGAAGGGTACTCCCAGTGATGAAGAAGAAGCAGATCCTGTTCAGCGTATTTTAGCTCAGTTAAGAAAAAAGAAATCTAAAAAATGATGACATTATTTCAAATTTTGGAAGGAAGAGCCGAGTCGGGGCAGGGATCTAAAAAGGGTAGAGAGAAATACACTGGAAAATCTGCCAACAAGAGAGATCAAGGGGCTGTAAAAGCTAGAAAATCTAGAGCACGTATTTTTGACACCATCGATGATGCTTTAAAGAAGGGAAAGGTGGGGGAAATCTTTAGCACTAAAGGTTCAGATAGATTATATGTTATTTCTAGAGCGGGTTGGGGAGAAAAAAGTTCAGGGAAAATTGCTAAGGGTTTCACTCCTGGTAGCTCTACTCCTGGTTCCGATTTTTCTTCTATAAAAGCTCATGCTGCACGTACTATGTTGAAACACGGGTCATCAAAATCAGGAAGATTAAAAAGACTCTATGGTCCAGGAGCCAAGAACAAAATAGACAACTCTAAAAAAGCTGTTAGTAAAAAGAAATAAAGGAAAAAATAAATGTTTATTACCGATACTTTTATCATTGAAGATCTTAAAATTTTAGAGGAGTCTAAGTCTACTGGCACTATGAGAATTGCAGGAATTTTTCAGCGAGCTAATATTCCTAATCAAAATAAAAGAATCTATGAGAAGAAGATTCTAATAAGAGAGTTAGGGAGATTAGATGAAGCAGTTAAAGAAAGACGTTTAATGGGAGAGTTAGACCATCCGAGCCATGATGCAGTCAAGCTTCAAAATGTTTCTCACCTTGTTACCCAATTAAAGATGAGTGGTGATGATATGTTAGGAGAAGCTGAAGTTCTTAATACACCTTCAGGACAAGTAGCTCAAGCTCTGATAAGGGGTGGAGTAAAGCTTGGTATATCCTCTAGGGGTATGGGTACTTTAAGAGAGCGTCAAGATGGAATATCAGTGGTGAATGATGATTTTAAATTGGTAACTTTTGATTTGGTAGCTGATCCTTCTACCAAGGGAGCTTTTCCTGAGTTAGTTAATGAAGGAAAAGATTCAACATTTATTGAAAATACTATTAAGGAAACTTACGATAAAGCTTTGTCTGAAAAGGTTTTTATCACATTGCTAAGAAACAAACTCAACAAAAAATAAAAATTTTTTAATTTTTATTTTTACTCTTTGTACATACCTATAGATCTGGAGTTCATAAATTATGAAAAATAAAGAAGAGCAAATTTTACCAATTGCAGAATTGTTACCCGAAGGCCTTTCCGAAGCAGCTATCACGGAGATTGCCACTTTGGTTAACACTGTTATTGAAGAACAGGTTAATGAAAAAATTCATCAACTAGAAGCTAACGTTAAGGGCTTTATTCGGCTGCGAGTTGATGATCTCAAGAAACATGCTATGCGAGAATTGTGTGAGGAGGATAGCTCAGTGCGTAACGCACAGTTATTTGAATCTGTAAAGTCTCTTATAGCTTTAGAAATTAATTCAGAAGATGAGGACAGTGTAATATCTGATCTTGTTCAAGAACAACAAGATTTTGAAGAAGAAGTATCAGTTCTAACTGAAGAATTAAGAAAAGCTTTTACTGAAAACGATAAGATGGAATCTATCATCGGAAACTTATCAAATAAGGTTGATCGATTGGAGAAAGATAATGTTACATTATCAGAAGCAGTCGAAACTTTAGAGGAATCCCGAGATAAACCATTTAAATCATCAGAAAAGGCACTTGTTATTGCTGAGAATGTTGATAAGAAACATAAGAACCAGGAAAATTATGATAATGATTTCCTGACATCTGAGGTCATGAAGTTCATGCCCTCTAACCCCAACCCCAATTCTAAATTATAAAGGAATAAAAAAATGTTAGAAGAGAATAATGAACTAATGACCAAATGGGAACCTGTCCTTGATGGTATTGATAATGATTATACCAAGAAGGTCACAGCACAGCTTCTTGAGAACCAAGCCAAGTCTATTATTGCTAGTAAGCAAGATAAGATCGAGGAAGCTGATTCCCCGACAACCGTTGGCGACCTTGGGACTTTCCAGAAGTTTGCTTTCCCTCTCGTCCGTAGAGTTTATCCACAACTTATTGCCAACAACATCGTAGGTGTCCAGCCTATGGGTGGTCCTGTCTCCCAGATTTTCTATCTGGGTAACGACCGTGTTTCGGGCAGCTTCGGCAGAAATCAGACCGTTTACAGTAAGTATCGTCTGGTTTATGGTGGGTTGGATCCGAGCAGCGCAGGCCCTGGATCGACAGGGGGTAACATGGCGAACTACGCCTCCCCGTCTGCTTATGCTTCAATAACTTCTGGAAACGCATGGAAGCCATCGGCCACTATGGGTGGTATAATTGCATCGTTCCCTGATCCCTCAACCATTCTAGGTTATTCGGTGTCTACGGGTGAATCTCTTGCTGATGGTCAGATTGCTGAAATGAACATCCATATTGAGCAACAGCCTGTTGTTTCACGTACGCGCAAGATGAGGGCTCTCTGGACCTTAGAGGCTGCTCAAGATCTTCGAGCGTACCACAACCTGGATCTGGAAGGTGAACTTACGGAACTTCTTTCTAAGGAATTGACCCTTGAGATCGACCGTGAATTGATTGAAGACCTTCGAATGCTTGCCTATGATCCAGGTTCGTTTACGGGATGGAACGCTAATTCTCTGGATATGGGCGGCTCCAATAATTTCGTGGGGACTGGCATGAATTCCATGAATGCTCCTGCGAATGTTACTACCAGTGGGTTTGTCCCAGGCGAGTATATTTATGATTTTGCCAATAACCAATCAGGCAATACCTCAGGCACAGCTAGTAATGTCTACCTCTTAGATCTTTCTGGTTCTTTCCTGGGAACGGCTTATGCACCACAACACATTGGTCAGGTGTATGCTAACGTCTTGGCAGCGATTAACCTCGCAGCTAATGATATCTATACCACCACTTTCCGTGGTCCTGGCTCATGGGTGATTACCTCCCCAGTAGTTGCAGCAATGCTTGAGTCTGCTGCGAAGCTTGAAGGTGGTATGGCTTGGAAGGATCGTCCTACCAATATCACTGCTAACTCTGTAGAGTACAAGGGTAAGCTGGCAGGTAAGTATGACCTGTATGTTGACCCCATGTATCCTGATGACGAGATCATGATTGGTTACAAGGGTACTGGCCCTATGGATTCTGGGTTTGTTTACTGCCCTTACATCCCCCTCCAGCAGTTGCCCACCATCACGGACCCGTCAACCTTCCAGCCTAGGAAGGGAATCCTGACTCGTTATGGTAAGGCTGCTGTTCAACCCTCCAATAGGTTCTATCGAATTATTAGACTTGTTGGATTCAGTGCTAACTACATCTTCAGGCCATACACCACGGCGACGAGGTAGTAGGATAGACACAAGCCTAACTTAAAAAGTTAGGTTACAAAGATAAGGCTGAGAAATAATACTTCTCAGCCTTTCTTTTTTTTACTATATATAATAAGAGAGGTATCCTATGAAATATAAATATACAGGGAGTGTTCCTGCTGTGCTGTTGGTTGAAAATGAACTAAATAAAATTTTACCTGGAACTGAAGTAGAGCTAGAAGAAACTCCTTCGGATCATTTTTTGGCTATCCATCCTCCAGTGCGGAAGAGCGTAGTAAAAACAGTATCCAAGATTGAAAAAAAGCAGGAAATAAAGAATGCCCCTAGTACCTAATTTAGCTACCTTTGGTAACAGTTTTTCTAAGTATTCTGGGAATACTGTTATGACTGGTAAGCCTGAGGGAGAGATCAGTGTAGAAAAGCTTAATGCTACTACTATGGTTGAGGGTGTAGAGTGGACTCACTTTGAGGAAACTCTTAAAGATTTTATCTTAGCAAGATTAGGTCATCCTGTAGTGAGGGTAGAGCTTACTCCTTATCAAATAAAAACTTGTCTAGACGAGGCCGTAGGTACCATGTATAATCATGCACCTCTATTTGCTACTCAGATGGTAACCTTTGATGCGTCTGCGGGGGAGAACATGTATAAGTTGCCTCCGTATATTTTAAATAACTTGGAGTATGTGGTATACAAGAAGACACTTCTATCTATTCAGCAAAAAGCAGGTACCTTAGAATTTGACTTTTTCATTAAATACTTTCAAGACAACTTTCTCTTTCAGAACTTTGGGATAGGAGATTTTTATCTACTCCAACAGAACTTAGAGATGACTAGAAAAATTCTAGGTCAAGAAGGTGGTTTTGATGTTGTTAATAACCAGTATTTAATTATTAGTCCCATGCCTGTGATAACTCCGCAAACCGTTATCGTTATGTATAGAGGACTGGACTCAGATACTATTCATCCAGCTTACAGGAATTGGATTCAGCAGTATGCCCTTGCCTGTGCTAAAGGAACCTTGGGACAAATTCGAGGTAAATACGCAACAGTTCCTTCCCCTGGAGGAGGAGCTAAATTGAATGGTCAAGAACTTATTAAAGAATCTACTGAAGAAAAAGATAAGTTGCTAGAAAGATTGTTAAACGAATTCGAAGAGCCTGCAAGGTTCTCAACATACTAATGGAACAAGATATTTATAACAGGATTGGTAAGCTGGAGGATGGCATTACCGATGTAAAGGTTGAGTTAGCTCAGACCTATAAGGATTTAATTAATCATCATAAAATGGACGAGGTTAATTCTAAGCATTACAAAGAAGAACTAGCAGCAATTAAGGAAGCTACTAGAGATAAATATGCTGGGAAGAGCAGGTTTGATAAATGGGTGGGGGAAGTTTTCACCCCACAAACAATAACCATTATCCTGGCTATATTAGCAGCGGTCGTTGGAGCACAAATTTAAAGTGGTAAATAAAAATTATAAAGTAAACGTAACACCCCCTCCTCTCCCTAAGATTGAGGATTCAGGGGGAGATCTGAATTTCTTTGATCCTACTAATCCTGATATTAATTTATTTAATCTAGTTGATGATGAGATGATTAAAATCTCAGGATCTGAGTTACTTTACTACACTTATATGCAATCACAAAGTGAGTATGATGATGTGTATATGGAAGAGAGAAATAAACCCTTAGCCAAAGAACCAGTTGTTGTGTATGGGCATTACGAACCAAAAGTTTTAGAAGAGAATTTGAGTGAGTTTGGGATTGAGTTGACCAATGATCAGATCTTTATATTTAATAAAAGTTATATTGAGCAGAAAATAAGAACCAATGTAAAGCCTGGGGATGTTATCCAGCCTCGTTTTCAAAATATGAAATATGAAATTTTCGAAGTTCAAGAAGATAGTTTTGAAATTTATGGTGTGTATCACTTAGTTTGTTCTGCTAAACTTCTTAGGGATTCATCTGATGTTCAAGATACCCCTCTTACAAAGACTACTAATGATTTAGGAAGACCACTTAAAATAGAGTCTTGGCAGGAGATGTATGATGGCCCTTAA